TGGGACGCCTCGGCTGTAGCACTCCGCAGCCACATCCTCAACGACCACCCACTTGACGTACCTCGATTGGCCTTGGTGCTGCACGTCAAACGAAGCGCAACCTGAAAGCGTTGCCACCGCAAGTGCGGCAATGAGGGTCTTCATATCACCCTCCGAAGATTGTGCGAAGCTCGTCATATAGCGCACGGGCTTGCTTAATGCTCAAGTTGTTGAGCAATGTCTCTGCATCCCATGCAGCGTTGATCTGCACCGCAGGTGCATGTGTCGGCTCCGCCACCACCTTGGGGGCTACCGCCTTCGACTTGACCGTCTCCACCTTCTTAGGTTTGATCGGCACATACTCTGGCTGCGCTGCAAACAACGCACCATCTGCCGTCATACGAATATTCCCACGAGCGATCATGATGGACACCAGTGATGTGGATGACCCAGCCTTAACGCCGAGACTGCTCAGCGCCTTGATAGCCACATGTCGCATGACGCCGGGATTGTCACGCACGTAGTTGAACGTGATGCGCGTCGCGTTTGTTGTGATTGGTCGGCCGTTGATGATAGTAGTGGGTTCGGGTTTGTCATCGTTCCATGCGGTGATGACTTTGGACAGTTCAGATTTGAGATCGGGCATTTCTTTTAACCTTAAAACAATTTGAGTTGGGGAGCGTTGAGGAGGGCCTTCAGGTCGGGTGCAGTCCAGCCATCGGGCTTGAGAATCTTGCCGTCTTCGCGGCGGCGCACAGTGCCTGAGTACGGGTCGATCTTGGCCATGTTGGAGCGCATGACTTCTGCCCAGCCGTCACTCATAGGCCAGCCGCGCGACAGGCCGTAGCCGATCAGCACAACGATCTGGTCAAGCACAGCATCGAACTGCTCTACCTCGTCCTCAGCCACCAGTGCTTCGAGGAATTCCTCGCGCTCCTCATCTATCAGGTCGCGGTACATGTCGGCTTGCATGTGGTTGACTTCGTTGGTTGTCTGGCCGCATGCACGCATGAAGTAAGCCTGCTCCTCGAACGCAGTCATGGGCTCACGCTGTCGCATGTCCAGTCGTTCGCTCAGTGCTTTGATGATGCCGCCTTGGCCATCGGCCTCGCGGATAAGTTCGTCGTCTGTCAGGTTGTCGTAGATCATGTGAGTTCCAAAAAGGTTAAGAGGTTGTTGTTGAGATCGGTGGTGAACCACACGATGGCATCGGGCGGTGGTTGCGGTATGCGCTTGAGGTGGCCCCCAACTACGGCCGCATTGAGGATGCGCTCAAGCCATTCAGGTTGCCCGCCGACGTCGCCGCGCCATGAGGTTTCGGTCCCCCCGTGCCAGCACTTGAGGACGTATGCGCCGAAGCGTTCTTCATACCTGTATTCGCGGAATTCTGTTTGTTGCATTGGTTTGCGTCGTGTGTTTAGGTATTGCCGGTAGGCATCTTCAACCTGCCAGTTCGGCTGCGTTGCTATCCACCCCCCAGTCAAAGGCGTCAAGGATGGCGTCAACTTGTTGCTTGGTTTGGATGCGTGTGCTGTGCTCATCGCGCAGTTCCTTTGGTGTTACCCCGGACAATACGGCCTCTAACTTACGTCGTGCTGACTCAAGCTGAGGGTCTTTGGTGATGTTCATAACGGTGAGCAGATCGCACAACTCAACAGCACCAGTCACGGTGGTGTCGTGAAACACTTTCTTCTTGCCGTCCTCGTCAATGGTCAGTCGGTCAGACAAGCGCAGCAGGGCGTCGTGCAAGCGACTCCACGCATCTTGATTGGCCTGTGCCAGCTTGGACTCCAGCTGTGCCTCGTATCGCTCGATCAGCTCACGCTGCACGGCGCTCTCCACATCCAAACGGAAGTCGCCACCAGTGGGCAGTGGTGTGAAGCTCGACTCCATACGGAAGCGCAGCGCCACCTGTGCACGGGACAGATACTCTTGCCGATCAAACAGCGTACCCAACTGGAACGCAGCGGCCGCAACCAGCGTGTCGTACTTGTCGAGGAACGCATCGACCAGTCGCTCAAACTCATTCTTGCAACGGTTCATGACTTGCTGGTAGTCGAGCAGGGCAGCAGTGGGCAAGAGCCTTGCACCTTGGTCATTCCACGGCAGGGTCATGCGGTAGTGCTCGGCACGGGCACGGGCTTGAAACTTGGTCAATGCGTCCAGCTCTTTGCACTCGCTGAACAGGTTCTTGTAGACCGATGCAGCACGCTTGGAGTTGGCCCCCTTGTTGGCCACGACCTCGGCTTGCGTTGACTTGTCTTGCTTGCGCCCCGAGTACACGGAGATGTGCAGGTCCACCATCATGGCTGAACGTGCGACGCCAGCAACGGCGGATGGTTTGATGTCAGTGATGTAGTTCATTTCTTTTAACCTTAAAAGTTTATATCTTGGGGCGCCAGCCGCCGATGATGGCGACGGTTGCACAGGCTTTGAGCGCACGCCGGGCTTGCTTGGCCGTCTCGAACACGTTTCTTTCGGGGTAGTCCGGCGCACCTGCTATCCAGTGGCACAAGACGACGAAGCCGGGCTTGGGGTACGAGCACGGCTGCACCCACCCTACGATGCGCCACTCGCTGGTCCGCCCGTCACTGAACCGGATGTAGAGTTCCTGTATGGTGTCATGCGTTTCCCACTTCGCTCTCATATCTCGTCCCTATGCAGCTTCATTGCCAGCTTAGTGGCCTCCACAAAGTCGTCGGCCATTACCTGCACGGTCAGCCAGTCATGCGGCTGCTTGACCTCGATCGTTGGCACGTAGGAGTTCTGATACCCCTGCGATCCTTTGTTGGTTCCAACATGCCGTTCGCTGATCTGGTCAGCGTCTTGCACTGCCGTCATAAGCACGGCCAGTTGGTGCTCGGTCAGAACAAGTTGTCTGCCGCTAATACTTACGCTGTATCTCATGCTTCACACTCCTCAATCTCAAAAGTTACGTCGTTGCACTCGCACGACTCGATGAATGATTCTTCGCTCGTCAGGTGTTCGTACTCGTCTTGCACGTCGCGGTAGAGTTGGCGGGATATGTCATCCACGTACGCTTGCAACGCTTCCTCAATACACGCGGCGTTGTACTGCTCTTCGACCAGCTCATCCCATGCCTCCTGCTCAAGCCCTGCAAAGATGCCCGCAGGGTACGTGTTGCCGATGCAAGCGAAGTCCAGATTGACGCGGCCATTACAGTCACGACCGCTAGTTGTGACATCGGCGTAGTCGCCGTAGTCCATCATCGCCAGATAGATCGCCGGGTACTTCTCAGCGTAGGTTTGGTCGCCGTCCTTGGCCACGGCCATCCACTCATGCACCGTGATGGTCCCCTCGAATGTTGCGTAGTCACCTTGGCTGTATGACAGGCTGAACCACACCTTATCCACACGCACACCAGCAGGGGCTAGGGTTTCGCGCAGTCGCTCCTCGATGAATTCCCACCAGTTGTAGTCAAGCGCGTAGCTAGTCCATTCGGAATACTCCTTTTGGAACTTTTTTGGGTCCTGCTCTAATAGCTCTCGTGCGGTAAGTGTTGGCATTTGGATACCGTCCCATGTTTTGGTTAACGTGAATCGTGGCGATGACTTTCGCCGCTTCGAGGTTGTCAATGTACTCAGCGATCTTCTCGACACCCCTCGGGGGTTTCAGCGCCTGTATGTACCAACCGCTGAAGTTCTTGATGACAGCGATGGTCATCTCGCGCGTCTTGTGGACGAGGATGTAAGAATCAAAGCCCTCCTCCACCCACTCAAAGTCGTCGATGGTCATACGTTGCAGTCGATTGAACGTCGCACGTTCAGGTAGTACTGAGTGTCCTCTCCAGTGCGGCGCGATTCCGTATCGTCGTCTTCTTCACCAACACGGACAAACTCAGTGCAGTAGCCGGGTATGGCGCTGTCATCGCTGTCGGGATCAAACGCCGTCATCATCTTGTCGAACATCTGCACCCCCGTGTAGATCGGGTACCACTTCACCTCGGGCAGGTCGAACTTCAGCACATGCTCGGCATCCATCCACGCCATGCACTCACTGAACTCGTCGGACACAGCTTTGAATGTCGTGGCCATCAAGACCTTGAGTTGTTCGTATGCGGCTTTCTCGCCGCACTCTACTTGCGCTTCGGGGTAAATAAGCGCCATCACATCTGATCGGTATCCCATTACGCTCTCCAGATAAGTACATCAAGGGCCACGACGATCAAGCAAAGCAAGAACACAATGCGTTCAGTGCGGTCTGTGATGAGTTCGACGTGGGTGGGGATAGGTTTGGCAGGGCCTGTGTATTTCATTTCTTTTAACCTTAAAAGTTTGCCGTTGAAGCGACAGCCAGCAGTCGGCCGAGGGCTTTGGCTGCACTCAGTGTTGGCACGTCGATGTACGCGCCCCAATCATGGCCTTCCCAAACCATCAGCTTCCATTGAGTGCCGTTACGGCGGATGTGGGCCCAGTTCCACTGCACATTTTTTTCTTTGAGCGTCCACGCTTCCCCAGAGTAGGGGCCACTACGGACCCACCGTTTGGATAGCTCTCTCATACTTCCACCTTGATTGACGTACCGAACGGT